ATTATCCACAGAGACGGTGGACAAAGCCTACAGCGGGAAGCGGCTCTCTCTGGACGACTTCCGGGGATGCTACTGCGTGGGCGGGATAGATCTATCGCGCACGACCGACCTGACGGCGGCCTGTGTAGTCATAGAGAAAGAGGGACGGCTCTACGTCTTCTGCCGGTTCTACCTTCCAGCCGAAAAGATAGACGAGGCCGCAGCTCGAGACGGTCTGCCTTATCGGATCTACATCCAGCGCGGACTGCTGTTCCCTTCAGGCGATAACTTCGTGGACTACCACGACGCGGAGCAGTGGTTCAAGGATCTGGTGGAGCAGTACGAGATCCTGCCACTGCAGGTGGGATACGACCGCTATAACGCCCAGTACCTGACGCAGGACATGGCAGCCTACGGGTTCCACATGGACGACGTCTTCCAGGGCTTCAACCTGTCGCCGGTCATCCAGGAGATGGAAGGGCTGATGAAGGACGGAGTCATCGACATCGGCGACAACGATCTTCTGAAGATCCATCTGCTGGACTCCGCGCTGAAGCAGAACAACGAGAGCGGGAAGAGCAAGCTGGTGAAGCTCCAGCAGAACGCACACATAGACGGCACGGCTGCGCTGCTGGACGCGATGACCGTGCGGATGAAGCATTTCCAAGATATTGGTGACCGGTTAAAGAATGAGGTGGATTGATGTCTTTATTCGATAAGCTCTTCGGCGACAGACCGAAGCCGGAGGGAAAATTCGAGGGCGGCTTCCGGATGCTGGACGGCTACGTGCCGAAGTTCGACAAGTGGGGAGGCCGGAGCCTCTACGAGAGCGAGCTGGTGCGCTCGGCGATCAACGCCAGGGCGGTGCACATCAGCAAGCTGGTGGTGGAGATCAAGGGGAGCGCGAAGCCTGCGCTCACGAACAAGCTGAAGCACGGCCCGAACGAGTTCCAGACGTGGGGCCAGTTCCTGTACAGATTGAGCACGATCCTGGACGTGCACAACACGGCCTTCATCGTGCCGGTGTTCGACGAATACGGAGAGATCTCCGGAGTCTTTGCCCCGCTGCCGAGTAAGTGCGACATCGCACAATGGAGCGGGGTGCCCTACCTGCGCTACGAGTTCGGCTGGGGCGACCGCGCAGCCATTGAGCTGTACAACTGCGGGATCATGGTGAAGCACCAGTACGCGAACGACTTCTTCGGCGAGAAGAACAACGCACTGATCCCGACGATGGATCTCATCAACATCCAGAACCAGGGCATCCAGGAGGGCGTGAAGAGCGCGGCCACCTACCGCTTCATGGCGCAGCTGGCGAACTTCTCAAAAGCGGAAGACCTGGCGAAAGAGCGGCAGCGGTTTACTGCCGAGAACTTCAGCAAGGACGCACGGGGCGGCGGCCTCCTGCTGTTCCCCAATACTTACACGAACATCAAGCAGGTGGACGTGAAGCCGTGGGTCGTGGACGCTGACCAGATGAAGGTCATCAAGGACAACGTGTACGAGTACTTCGGCGTGAACGAGGACGTGATCACGAACAAGGCCTACGGCGACGCCTGGGCTGCGTTCTACGAAGGCGCGATCGAACCATTCGCGATCCAGTTCAGCGAAGTGATGACGAAGATGCTCTACACCTTCCGGGAGCGGAGCCAGGGCGCGATGGTGATGGCCACGGCGAACCGGCTGCAGTACCTGAGCAACGCCGACAAGCTGGCGGTCTCGGCACAGATGCTGGACAGAGGAATCATGAGCATAAACGACGTGCGGGAGATCTGGAACATGACGCCGGTGGACGGCGGAGACGTGCGGATCATCCGTGGCGAATACTGGAACGCCGACGAGAAGGTATCAGTAGAAGGAGGAAACGACGATGAAAACTGATCGTGAATACAGGAGCATGGAGCTCCGGGTTTTTCCAAGCGAAGAGGAGAAGAGTTACAGGGTGGAGGGCTACGCCTCCACGTTCGACTCTTACGTCCTGCTGTCCAGGGACGGCGTGGACTATTCCGAGCGGATAGATCCGACGGCCTTCGACGAAGCCGACATGACGGACGTGGTGTTCCGGGTGGATCACCAGGGGCCTGTGTACGCCCGCACGAGCGCGGGATCTGTCGAGCTGAGTGTAGACGAGCACGGCCTTCACAACGTGACGGATCTGTCGAGGACGGCCCGCAGCCGTGACCTGTTCGACGACATCGCGGCGGGCAACTACCCGCAGATGTCTTTCGCCTTCACAGTGGCGGAAGGCGGAGATGAGTATGACAAGGCGACACACACAAGGATCATACACCGAGTGGCCAAGGTGTTTGATATATCGCCGGTAAGTTTCCCGGCGAACCCCAACACGGAGCTGTCTGTCTCTACCCGTGACTACTTCGACGGAGTGATCGAAGCAGAGAAAGCGGAGCGACTGGAAGCGGAGCAGAGAGAGCGGCAGAAGCAGAGGATAAGAATTTTAACGGAGGTGTCCTGATGGAAATCAAAGACATGACCATCGAGGAGCTTTCCGAGCGTAAGGCTGCCATCGCGGCAGAGGTTGACGCTCCGGAGGCAGACCTCGACGCTCTCGAGGCGGAAGCCCGGAGCATCAACGAAGAGATCGAAGCCCGCAAGCAGGCAGAGATCAAGAGGAACGAGATCCGCGAGCAGGTGGCGAAGGCTGACGCTCCGGAGATCGTCGAAGACTTTATCGAAGAAAGGAAAGACGAAATGAAAACCGATCTTGAGATCCGCTCCAGCAAGGAGTACATCGACGCATTTGCGAACTACCTGAAGACCGAAGACGCGACCGAGTGCCGCGCCCTGCTGACCACGAACGCTTCCGGCGCGGTGCCGGTGCCCGTGATCGTGGACGAGATCGTCCGCCACGCCTGGGACAACGAGCAGATCCTGTCCCGCGCCCGCAAGACCTACATCCGCGGCAACCTGAAGGTCGCCTTCGAGCGTTCCGCCGACGCCGCTGCCGTCCACACCGAGGGCACGACCGCTCCTTCCGAGGAGAGCCTGACCCTGGGCATCGTGACGATGGTTCCGGCCAACGTCAAGAAGTGGATCACCATCTCCGACGAGGCTCTTGCTCTCGGCGGCGAGGCGTTCCTGCGCTATGTGTACGAGGAGATCACCTACCAGATCACGAAGAAGCTGGCCGACCTCGGCGTCGCCGACATCAAGGGCTCGCCCTCCAGCTCCGACGATGACGAGTGCGGTGTTCCCCAGGTCACTGCCGCTCCGGCTCTGGACACCATCGCGAAGGCTTACGCGAAGCTGTCCGACGAGGCTTCCAACCCCGTCATCATCATGAACAAGGCCACCTACGCCGACTTCGTCGCCGCGCAGGCCGCCGGGTACTACAACTTCGATCCCTTCATGGGCCTGCCCGTTCTGTTCAACAACGGCAGCCTGGCCACCTACTCCAGCACCAGCAGCAACGCTGTGTACGCGATTGTGGGCGACCTGAAGGGCCTGCAGTACAACTTCCCCGAAGGCGAAGGCGTCGTCCTGAAGTTCGACGACCTCAGCCTGGCTGAGAAGGACATGGTCAAGATCGTGGGCCGTGAGTACGTCGCTCACGACGTCGTGGCTCCGAACCATTTCGTCAACATCCTGAAGCCTGCGGCCGCCACGACCTGATCGCTGACGGGAACAAGAGGAGAACAAGATGGAAACTAAATTACTGGTCGCCATCCCTACGACCGACTATATGCACTTCGAGTTTGTCCGGAGTCTGACCGCCCTCGTCGAGTGGCTGAAGGACTCCGGCATACCCTACGAGGTGCGCTTCAAGGGCCTGTCCCTCGTCTACGCGGCGCGGGACAGCCTGGCGTGCTACGCGATCAACGAAGGCTTCACGGACGTGCTGTGGCTCGACTCGGACATGGTCTTCGAGCCGAACATACTGGAGGATCTCCAGTTCTGCGGCAAGCCGTTCGTGACCGGAGTCGCACACTCCAGGCGGCCTCCGTACGTGTCCTGCACTTTCACCGACATCGCGATGAACAGCATCACGCGGGTCGGAGATTATCCGCCGGAGCCGTTCAAGATCGCCGGGTGCGGGTTCGCCTGCGTCCTGATCAAGACGGAGATCCTGAAGCACGTGATGGAGACGTACAAGACCTGCTTCCTTCCGATGCCGGTATACGGTGAGGACGTGGCCTTCTGCAAGAGGGCGACGGATCTCGGCTACGAGATCTGGTGCGAGCCCACCGTGAGGCTGGGACACATCGGGCACGTCACGATCTATCCGGAGATGCGGGAGCAGTATCAGCAGCAGCTGGGCATAGGGTGGCGCATCGACTAAAGGAGGAGAGCTAAATGCTCGAACAAGTGAAAGCGGCTCTCCGCATCACGACCTGTGCGTTCGATTTTGATCTGCTTCAGCTCATTGAAGCGGCAGAGGCTGACCTCGGCATAGCCGGAGTCATCCAGCCGGAGAACGACCCGCTGATCACGCGGGCGGTCTGCACCTACTGCGCGATGAACCGGATCAGCATCGACGCCACACAGAGAGACTGGCTCAAGAGATCATACGACGAACAGAAGGCCCAGCTCCAGACGGCCACCGGCTACACGGACTGGGGTGACGTTCAGTGAGAGACGACGGACTGCTTACGTTTTACGAGCTGACCAACGTAGCCGACGCCGGGCGGATGCCTGTGGAAAAACTGGCTTCCGTGGGCACGGCCTACTACGGGCGGCGCACGGTGGGCGTCACGCGGCTGTACGCGGCACGCGGGGCGAACGCTTCCGTCGACGTCCTCGCCAGGTGCTACAACACGCCCACGGTGCCGAAGGGTACGAAACGGGCGATGTTCGTGATCCTGGAGGACGGCTGCCAGTACCGCATCGACGCGGTGCAGGAACAGCCGGATCTCGACGCCGTAGATCTCACGCTGGTAAGACTGGAGGACTTCTACGATGTTGCAGACGAAACTGCAGAAACTTAGCGCGGCACTCGTGGACGGCCTCACGGTCACGCCGGAGGGCTCGGACACCGGGGTGCTGACGTGCCAGGTGTACCACTACTGGCGGCCCAATATGTCCGCACCGTTCATCGTGTGGGGCGAAGACGGAGAGGACTCCGCGCTCGACGCGAACGACCGGAAGGAAGAGCAGGCGGTCACCGGGTTCGTCGACTACTACACGAAGCTGGAGTACGACGAGCGGGTGGACGCGATCCAGGCGATCTTCTACGAGCTGCAGGGGGAGATCCCCTTCGGCTGGCGTCTGGACTCCGTCCAGTTTGAGGATGAGACGAACCTCATACACTTTCAGTGGCTGTGGGTGATCGGCTGATGGCTAAATTCACAGTCGGGAAAGCCATGACGGATTACATCGCCCTGCTCGGAGACCTTAGATACAGAGCTGACGGGCTCGCCGGGAAGTCAATCTTTGAAGGGGCGCGAATCGTAGCCGACCAGATCCACGCGAACATCCAGGCACTGCCGGTGAAAACGGACAACTTCCGGAAGGGCGAAGTCCGTGATCCGGTTCCTGCGGAGATCGAGGGAATGCTTGAAGGTCTCGGCATAGCGAGGAAGCAGACAAAGAACGGCTTCATCAACGTGAAGATCGGCATGGACGGCTACAACAACTACGTCACCGAGAAGTACCCCAAGGGGCACCCCAACGCCATGATGGCGCGAACCATCAACGCGGGGAGCACCTACATGAAACGCCATCCCTTCATCAACCAGGCCGTGAGGGCGCAGAAAGCCAATGCGGAGGAAGCGATGAAGGAGATCATAGAGGAAGGCATCAACGAGACGATGCAACAGTAAGGGAGGCTGACGGCCTCCCATTTCTTTTGAAGGAGTGAAACAAATTGGCAAACGGCAGAGTTTGTACGGGCTTTAGTATGCCCTGGGTCGCCAAGTACACCGAGAGCGGCGGCGCGGTCAGCTACTCCGGCGGCATCCCGCTCGCGAGAGGCGTCGACGTCACCCTCA